GTCCGTCTTCGAGAGGTCTATGTAGTTGTCACCCACGCCCGTCACCAGACGCCAGTAATAAGTGTTCTTCACGTTCTCGTTCACGCCCTCCTTCACGTTGAACGTCTGGGCGCGTGCTTGGTCACCGGCGACAAACTGGTTCTCCACCGTCTTTTCCCCGTCCGTCGCCTCGAAATAGCAACGGTAGGCACTCCCCGTGTCTTCCACGCGGACGCACTTCATCGAGGCCGGGGTAAGCACGATTTGCCCGCCCACGTGCTTGATTTCCTGAATCACAAGCTGGATGAACTCGGCCACCTTGCGCACAAGCATGCGGTCCACCTCGATATAAGAATCCCCGTTCTCGTCCATTTTCAGGCACAGTCCCGTGCCCAATGCCCCTGTCGAGAATCCCGGCGACTGTATGCCCTTTGCCGTTACCAGTCCACGCACCAACACGCTCAGCAGCTCCGCGGCACCGTCCTCGCCAATCTTCGCGCCCGATTTCCCTGCGGAATACTTTCCAATCTCCAATGCGCCCCTCAGCAACAAAGAGGCCAACTCTGCCGCGCCGTCGTCCGAGATTTGGCCGCCCGATTCGCCGGATGAGAAATTCCCGATTTGAAAAAGGTTGCGCAATGAAATGGAGTTGAGAACAGCGTCTCCTATGCGGTTTATGCTTGAAAACTCGCCGATATTCAGTCCTTTTCTTATCGTGGCACTATCAAACTCTGCACTTCCGTCTTCTTTCAGTGCACCTCCGCTTTCTCCCGGTTTGTAATTTCCGTATAATAAGCCTTTCAAGAAGCTGATAAGGGCGGTAGCGGCATCTTCCGTATCTTTTTTCAGGTAATTCCCTTGCAGGTTGACGATCGTCCCGCCGGCATGATTTACGGAGTTTCCGGATGCAATAGCGTCAATCTTGTTTTGCATGCGCTCCAGTGTGCCTTCCTCCTTGGCCTCTTTGAGGGTGATTTCGTAACTCGGTATCAGGCTTTCCCCTTCCTTTATGGTGAGGGTGTCGATAGTGATATGTAGCTCTTCATTAAAAAGGTCCTCATCGGAAATCCTTATCAGCATGCCCTCCTTGATGGTGTCGTGAAGACTTATACCTCCGGATTGTATGGCTTCGTCGTGTTGGCGAGCCATCGCAATCTCGTCTATTTTGGGGGAATAGGTATGTTTCATATGGTCTACTTCGGAAAGATATTCTTTTCCTGCCCGTAATAACCTCTGTGAAGCAGCCTTTACGTATACGTCTGGCAAGTCTATTCCTAAAATTACAAATTTGTCTCCGGCTTGCAGGGGGTATGATTTATAAGGATAATACAATTTATTGGATTCATCTTCCGCGCGTTCACACCTTAGCAGGTAACACTTTGCCCCGTTCTTTTCTGTGGGAACACAATTCCTGATTTTAAATTCACGTCCGCTGCAATATCCGCTTTTCATGCTAATGGAAGAATCATCGCCTATCTCTTGGGCGAGGTCGAATCCCACGTCTTTCAGTGTGACAGTGAAGGTGGGGATAATATCTCCCGGCGTAATGGCTCCGTCGTCTTGTATTTTTTCGGCATCGGCCAATTCATCCAAATTCCCGTTATCGCCTTCTGCCAACGACACATCTATACCCGCATCCCGTAGGTCTTCCGCTTTCATGCCTTCTATGGAGGGAAATATCTCTTCCAGTTCATCATTGCTTCCGTCAAAAAACACGCAACCTTCACGTATACCGTACTTTTCAATGTTGTCGCTGTCTATATAGGGGTCGAGTGTGATAGAAGGAAAATCGGGAAGCATCAGATTGGGGGCATACATATTATTGGGTAGCAATGAACCGTTATGATTTCCGGTGAGGAAACTTTCTCCGATTTTGCTTGTTTCCGATGCGTACAAGATTTCAAATCGTGTAGGAGAGGGAGATTCGACGAGCTCATATTCCACGCTTGTCTCATGGTACAGTTTCAAGTCATATTCATGGTTTCCGTCACCGTGGTCCGTGTAGTTCGCGGAAGACATGAAACTATTGAAATCAGGTATTTCTTCTGCTGGGATTAAAAGTATGTCGCGTACGTAGGCGTATGCCTTGTCATAACATAGGCTGCGGTTATTGCTGTTTCTTACCTCGAAAGTTGAACGGAGCATACCTTCTACGTATACTTCGCATTCCGTACCGATCATCGCTTCATGCCAAAGCATTTTGATTTCGTAGTTCAGACCGTTATGGTGTTCCTCGTATGTTACCGGAACAGACAAGAGTTCGTATTTCCCTTTTGATAATTCAATGAACGTACACTCTTTAGGAGAGGGCACATTGTCATCGAATTCTTGTCGGCTTGCCACCTTATGCACCTCTCCATTGATGCGCACTTCGCTCCAGGTACCGATTTTTTCCGGTGCATTGTCGCTGAATATCTTGCATTTGGCATGGGTGTTGTCGATACGCTCATATTCTATTCTGCTGATTTCTACTATGGCGTATGCTTCTCGTAGGTTATTATAATACCGGTTGGGCAGATTCCTTGTGCTTCCATAAACTTTAAGTCTGGTGATGATGTCTGCATCTTGTTCTGTTACGGACTCTATTTCGTAAAGTCCGTTATTTTTGCCATACTTGAAAACCTTGTTTAAAGTTTCTGATGCAGCACCGATAGTTATGGTGCGGCCTTTTATAATGAAAGGTACCTTGAATTTTGAATAAGAATATCCCAGTGCGGTCCACACGTTGATTTGTTCTGCCGCAACATAAACATCCGTCTTTCCTCCGCATCCGGGGGATACCTTAACTGTCCACTTTCTGTCTCCGCTGTATAAACGGTCCAAATTGGCCTGTATACGTTCCGCGAGGTCTTCCACGTTGGAGGCGAAAAAACTGAATTTCGGCAGGGAAGAATAATGTATAAGGTTATCTTCTTTTACATAGTCCAGAAAAAGGCATTTTACTAAGTCGTTGCTTGCGCTGTTCAGTTTGATGCTGTCGTATGTGAAGGCGTCTCTGTTGTAACTTGCACGGCATTTTTTGAGGACAGAGGGGTCGTAGTTTATTTCATATTTTTCTCCTCGGTATTCCAGATAGTCTCCTGTTTGAAAATCTATGGGCACCTCGCTTTCCACCTTGCAGAGTACATAGCTTTCACCCATAAACTCTCCGTTGTATTCCAAACTCGTTACCGTACAACGTTTATTTTTACCTGTCTTGTCTAATATTTCGTATTTCATGCAGATAGAATAATGTTACCGCAAGGTTCTGTTACCCTTACGGTGATTTTAAACTCCAACACGTCTTCTCCGTTTCCCTTCCAGAAGTCGTCAGGGGCAAATTGTTTCATGTAACAACCGCCTCTTCCGATGAGTGTATGGGGACTGTAGATTTTGAAAAATGTACCTCCTCCGTCCCTCCCGGTAAGGTATGCCATGAATTCTTCTATTTGGGTATAGGCACTTCCAAGGTCTCCTTTGTAACAAAGTGAGATATCCAGGTCGTATGCTTTCATCTTTATGGTTTCAGGACGGTACGTATCTTCACCGTCCTCATCCGGCCAGTCACGTGACGGGAGTTCTTTGGCCTCGTTTTCCGGAAGAAAAGGTATGTCGGTGCAGGCGATGTTCCAGTCCCTTACCGTGTCCTTCACCGCTGCGCCTTCTTTCTCTTTTTGAATCAATATGGTGTAAGCCTTACTCATGGTCTGAATAGAAAAACAGAGCCTGCCCCATAAAGGTTTTATCCCATGGGGCAGGCTCTGTGGCCTTCAAATGATTTACTATTGTTCTACGAATGCAAATATAACATTATTTTCTAAATAATCATATTTTTATATGGTTTATTTCTTGCGGATGAAAACATTTCCGCAGCTTTCTTCATGGGAAGAAATATGGCATGTCTCTCCATGAAGGTAAACAAATACTTTAGCAGTATCCTCCTGTATGATTTCCACACGTGAATGGTCATACACGTTTATAAAAACTTTTGAAAGCCCTTTTGCCGAGATAACGACTTGGCTCTTGTCCCGTATATGTAGTGTAGACGCAGAATACCGGTCGAATGAAATCTGTCCTCGGCATGTACCATTGAATACATAAGTCCCGTTTTCCCCTCCTTCCGGTACAGTCTCGTCAATGAATATCAGATGTTTGTGCCGGATTTCATCTGTGGAATGGGAGAGGAGGTATGAATTCTCAGGAAATGAATGCTTGATTACGAAGTCTATTCCTCGTTTGTACATGTCGAGCAGGCCGTCCTTGTCAGCGTCCTTCATCATATTGTACCATTCTTCACAAATACCGCAGGCTTTTGCCCCGGACATTATTTCTTCATTCAGTTTGTTCATGATGATATTTTTTTAATGAATCCAGAAACCAGAAGACTTGCTTTGTTTGGCACTGCGTAGCATGTCTCTGATTTCCGATGCTATCCTTGTGTGCTCTCCCGTGTTTTTAACGATAATCTGGAGTTGCTGCAACTGTGCTTCTGCCAAATGGGTCATTTCGGGGAACTGTTCTCCGCAATATTTCTCTATGACAGAACGCTGTGCGCTCAAATCGGATCTCATGGCATTGATATAGGAAGCCAGTAAGTCGGCTGTGTCTTCCGTCACGCCTTGGATACTTGAACGCATGCTGCCTCCGCTTTCCGTTTTGCTTAAAAGGCCACCGCTCTTTTCGTTTAGCAGTTGGAAAGCGTTGTTCATGGCCTCCACAATATTTTTCCCTTCTGTATTGAACCAGTCTGAAAGATATTTCATCCCTTCATCCATCGTTCCGTTCAAATCATTCAGGTTGATGATTCCACCTTGATAATTTCCATTCTCGTCCATTTCCCCGAAAAGCGCCTTTTGCAGCTTCTTCATCACCGGTTCAAGGATGCCTATGCGCAGGATGTTGCTTGCTACCCTTGAAAGGAGGTCGCTCGCCGTCTGTTCGAAAGCTTCTACTGCATCCTCTCCGTTTCTGAAGGCATCTACAAGTGCATCGCTCAACTGTTTCGACCAGTCTTGTAAATCAAGCTCGTACAGGGAGGCCACCGTGTCTTGTACAAAATAAGTAATCTGGTCGTTCAGTTCGGCGATTTGCTCTTGATAGTCATGTATCTTGGCCGGATCAGAATCCTTTTTATCTTCCTCTGCACTCAGTTGTTTCTGTAATTCCAGACGTTGACCTACGAGGCTTGCATATTGGGCCATGTAGACATTGTCTTCACTACCTTTTTCTCCGGCCCCCACTGCTTTTAAGGCTTCGTATGCCTCTCTCTCGATGCCCACTGTGAAGTTCAGTGAAGCCGCGAAGCCGTGTGATTTTCCTCCGTTCCAAATAAATTTTTCCATTTTACTCTTCGGAAGAAGGTCATTCATCATGCTGCGTCCTCCGTCTTTCAGCACATCGTATGGCATCGAATAGGCTGCGCTTAGTTTGCTTCCGGCACGTTCGGCTTGTTCGGCGAGTTGTTCATACGAGGACAACGCTCTTTCTGCCGCATCTGTGGCTGCACCGAAAGAACGCTCCACGGCCTTCCCAAGTTGGTCGTATGCGGTTTGCAATTCCTCTACGCGTCTTTGACTTTTCTGTATTTCCTCGTCAAGTTTCTTGTCATGAAGTTTGGCAATTCCTCCGATAATTCCCGTCACGGCTCCGATACCCATGCCTACGAACCCAAGGTTTTTCAATATTCCGGCATCTGATACCCCAAACAGTTTGCCTATGGATTGGAAGCTCCCGCCCATTGAGTTTGAACTGCTGAAAATGCCATCCATGAGATTGGTAATATCACTTGCGCCTTCCATTCCCAGAGATTCCAACATGCCTGAAACGGAGGATACGGCTGTATTCATGGCCTCTAATCCGTCTATTACATGGTCTATAGACTTCACCATGTCTTCTTGTGAGGCGACAATCCCGTTTTCAATCTGTGCACGGGTGTATTTTACGGTTTTTCCTGATTCCTTGTCAAAGAATGAAAGTTCTTCAGCATTACCAAGATAATGTTGAAGTTCCTTCCATTTTGCAAGTTCTTTGGACGCATTGGAGATGCCTTTCCACGGGTTTCTTTCCAAGGACTCCTCCCTGAGTTTGCGCATGGCTTCTATCAGCTCTTTTGTCTCTTCCACAGACAACTCTTGTGATCGGGAGAACGTATTGATTCTTTCGATCATGTCGTCTATCGTCCTCGTAGACATGCGCCCCAAGTCGTCGAAGATATTCGCCCAATCGGATTCTTTTTTGAATTGTTCCAACAATACGGAAGATTTGTCTTCTTCTGCTTTTTTCTTACGGCTCGAAATCAAGCTTTCAACATCCACACCTCCTGTTTCAAGTTCTGCTCTTCGCCCTTCAATGTCCTTCAAGTCCTTTTGTAGGTTGCTTTCTATTTCCTCTATCTTTGCGGCATAGTCCTTGTGGTTTTTGATAAGCTCGCTGAGGTTTTTCACCTGTTCTTCTTTGAGCTTTTCCGAATTTTCACGATAGGCGGACACAAGCCCGCTAAGTGTTTTCAGTCCGTTGTCCTCCAGCCCTTTTTCGTCCATGCCGAGTACGTCTTCAAAAGAAAAGGTTGTGCCACTGAGTTTTTCTTCGATTTTCTTTTTCAGTTCGTCTCCAAGGTTTTCTGATTCCATCAGACCGCCGAAAACGATTTGGCCGGCCAGGCTTCGGTTACCTGTTGCATCGGATAAATCTTTGAACAAATCCCATTTCTTTGTACTTTCAGAGATATATTTCTCAATTTCTTTCAGATTGCGGTCCAGTTCTTTTTTTTCTTCCCCTTGACGTAAATCTTCTATTTTGAATCCGAGGTCTACGAAAAGCTTCCTTTGACCTTTGCTGTTTCCGAGTTCTTCCCGTATT